TGCAGTTGATACTGCAGGTGATGTTACATTACGACCAGCGAGCACTCCAGCAGTTTGTGTTCCAAATCCAGATCCTGTTCTTCCAGCAGTATTTAAATTACCTGAAGTTGAAAATCCTGTTCCGTTGTATTCTTCTGTTAATGCATAATTATAAGGAGGCCCACCTGGATCATAACCACCTGCGGCCCAAGTAGCTGTAGAACTAGATGTCGTTCCAGTTAAACCATGTCTTGAAGTATTCATTGAAGCACCGCTAGACCAGGCTTTTAAATTTATAAGATCTTTATATTTTCCATCAGTAGAGTTATACCAAATTTGACCTTCTGCTTGAGCATTGTCAAGATTTGAAGATACAAATTTAATTCCTTTTCCTACTATACTTTTATAATCACTCATAATTTTAACTTGTTGTTACTATTTCTACATTTAAGGCTGAAGACTCTCCTGTAAATTCTTCTGTTTTATTTGAACCTCCCGTATCATATCCTCCTGCAATTATATTTGCAGTTGAAGGACCACCCGCACCACATGCACCTCTTGCGGTTCCTAAATTTGGTTGTGTTGCATAAGCAGTTCCATCATATGCTTGTGTTACAGCTGTATAAGCTGGAGCAACATATCCTCCGGACATAAGAGCTGCTGTTGAAGTGCCACTTGATCCTGCTCCTTGAATAGCAGTAACTAGAGGTCCTCCTGCTGTCCAACTTGCTCCATTCCATTCGTTAGTTGTTGTAATTCCTGCTGGAGGACTGCTATATCCACCAGATACTATAGCTGCGGTTACTGTTCCTGCAGCATTTCCATCTATTACACTAATCGGATAAGAAGTTTTAGCTGTCCAACTTGTTCCATTCCATTGTTCTACAGCTGCTGTAGCAGGGTTGTTACCACCTGTTGCTAATGCGTTGTCTCCATTAGATCCAGTAGCGGATATAGAATTTCTTCCTGTATTTAAATCATTTTTTTCAGACCAACTTGTTCCATTCCATTCTTCAGTTACTCCTGTACCTGGTGGTATAAAGCCACCATAACACAATGCAGAAGTAAAAGATCCACTACCTCCTTGTCCTCTTCTAGCTGTATTCATATCAGCTTCTTCTGCCCATGTTGCACCATTAAAGGCTTCATTTTTTGCAGTATTAGCAGTTGTATAACCACCAAAAACTCTAAATGCAGTTTGAGTTCCAGTAGTGGACGATCCTTTATAAACTTGAGTTGCTGTATTCATGTTAGTAGTACTAGACCATGCTCCAGCTGTTACTAAATTCGATGTTTTATTATACTCTTCTGTTGCAGCAGTTACTCCTGTACTTATATAACCACCAAAACATAAAGCTGAAGAAGTTGTTCCTGCTCTACCTGCTTCACCTCTAGCTGCTGCTAAAGTAACAGGTGATGTTGTCCAAGAAGTTCCATCATAAGTTTCTGTTGCGTTTGTACGTGCTCCACTAGGAGGAACTAGTCCACCAAATGCTATACTTGCAGTTTGAAGTCCTGATGACGTTAAACCTTTTCTAGCAGTGTTTAAACTTCCACTTGCTGCCCAAGCAGCTCCATTATATTCTTCAGTTGCAGTCGTATAAGGATTTCCACCACAAGCTAAACCTGCAGTTTGAGTTCCCGAACCTCCTAAAGTAGTTCTTCCTGTATTTAAATTTCCACTTGTTGTCCAAGAAGCTCCATTGTATTCTTCAGTTGCATCAGTATCTCCAATACCACCAAAATATAAACCAGCTGTTTGACTTCCAGCTCCTGCTCCTCTTTGTCTACCTGCATTTAAATCATTTTGTTCAGACCAAGCCGTACCATTATATTCCTCTGTTTCAGCTCTTTGTTGATTAGATCCAATTCTTCCTCCCATAACTAAACCTGCTGTTAATGAACCAGCACCATCAAATTCTCTTCTTGCTGTAGTTAGATTTCCACCGACACCAAAACCAGTTCCATTATATTCTTCTGTAGCATTTGTATCACCTGTTCCATCAATATATCCTCCAGCACCCCAAGCAGATGATTGAGTATTTTCGCTAGAACTTGCTGATAATCTTCTAGCTGTAGTCAAAGGTGAACCAGATGACCAGGCTTCTAATAATGGAACACCTTTTAATACTCCAGTTGATGAGTTGTACCAAATTTGACCTTCTAAAGGATTCGTTGGATCTGAACTAACCTTTAAGATTTTTTGGCCTACTATAGATTTATAAGTAGTCATTAATCTCCTTAATTATTCTTTAAGAGCCAACCTTGAGTACTGTCTACGTACACTAATGTATTTCCTGCTCTTTCTGTTCCAACCGTTAAACTAGCCGTAGATCCTGCAATTTTTTCTGTTCCATTCGGATCAATTGTTAAATTGTTTGTATCAAAAGTTCCTGCATAATCTATAAAAGAAACTTCATCTCCAATATTTCCTGCAGGTAAATCCATTTCAAATGCACCACCTGTAGTATTAATAAAATAACCTTCACCAGCAACTGCTGTAAAAGTAGAAGTTTTAACTGCTTGCCAAGAGGTTCCGCCTGATACTTCAGCAAATGATAATTGACCAACACCTGTTGCTCCAGATCCTGTTACTGATGCAACTTTTAAAAATCTATCTGCTGTAACATTTCCAGTGGGAAATTTAAGTTCATAGCTCTGCCCTGAACTGTGTGCGGGACTGGTTAGCTTAATCCCATGCGAATTATTTTCACAATTGAGCTGAATTGAGCCTGGATTTGTTGCACCCATAACTTCAAGAAGACCAGTTCCTTTTGTTCTTAATTTTAAATTAACATTTGAATCACTTCCATTTGCACCAATTTGTGGTCCTGCACCTGTTGCAGCATTAGTTATATCAACAAAGTTTACTGCTGATCCAGTTGTTTCAAAAATTAATTGTTCATTTGCATTTTCATCTCTGATACCGTGAGCATCATCGAAGTCTATCATGAAAGAGTTAGTATCTAAATTACCACCTAATTGTGGTGAAGTATCATCAACTACATCTGCAGCTAATGATATTGTAGAAATATTTGGATTAGTCCCATCGTCTCCTTTTGCATATGCAATTACAGTTTTACCATTTGCAACTGTAGCTGAAGTTCCTGTACCACTAGCATATTTAAATACGACGTTTTGTGATCCAGAAGTTGCATTTTTTAAAAAATAAAAGTTTTGTACGTCTAAAGGTATTGTAACATTTCTTGAAGCTGTAAGAGCCCCTGTAAATTCTATGACTCTGTGTGCAAGAGTTGCACCAGTTCCACCATCAGTTGCTGAAAGAGTTGTATCTGCGCCATCAGTTACTGCTTGAGTTGTATAACCGCCAGATATTTGTTCTACGATTTCTAAATTAGTATTTGTTTTTGTTCCCCAAGTTCCAGCGTTTTCACCGGTTGCTTGTTTTTCTATACCCAATGGGGTGTATGTTGATGCCATAAATTATCTCCTATTATGCAGCGTCACTATAACTTGTATTTGATCCAGTTGCAACATCTGAATAAGTATCATTCGAACCTGTTGAAACATTGTTATATGATATATTTGAACCTGGGTCAACATCACCATAAGCAAAAATATCTACAGCTCCGACATTAAACGAAGCTGTTACTCCAGTCAATCCTACTGTAATTTGAGGTATAGTTATTGAACCAATATTAAACGAAGCTGATACTCCAGTTAAGCCTAATGACATATCATTAGGATCTATTGACCCTACACTTAATGTTGATTGAATACCTGTTGGATTAGCTACTGCTCCACCTAATCCAACTATAGATCCTAATGTAAACTCTGAAGAAACACCTGTTAGGATTGCAGTATCATTTGGTATAGTTACTGTTCCTAAACTAGATGTAAGTGATAAACCTGTTAAACTTGCTTCTTGAGAAGACGAACCTATTGCAGTTCCTTGAGATAATGTAATTTCTTGACCAGAAAGAATAGCTGTTTCATTTGGTGCAAATGCAGTTCCTTGAGATAATGTTAAATCTAAACCAGTTAAACCGATAGTCATGTCAGCAACTACAGGAGCACCTAAAGATGCTGTTAAAGAGAAACTAGGTAAACCAAAAGTTACATCATTTACTGTTAACGAACCAACTGAAAATGTTGCGGATAAAGAAGTGTCTATATTTACAGGTACAAAAGCTTCACCTTGTGAAGATGTTATTTCAAAACTTGTAGGTGTTATTACTTGATCTGGTACATCAACTGAACCAATGCTAGATGTAATTTGTATACCTGTTAAAGAAATAGAAACAGTTTGATCAGAAAGATCTCCCCATCCACCTGAACCACTCCAGGCTTGTGCACCCCAACCTGTTTTTAAAGTTGTGTCTTCATTCCAATTAGCTTGGCCCCAGGTAAACCTGCCCCATCCTGAAGTCGTCGACATGGTCGACCTCCTATGCTAATCTGATTATTGCGGCTGTAGCGTCGTTTGCAGGAAACTCAATTTTAAAAGTTCCATTACTTGCTGTTTTGTCTCCACCAAAAGCGATTGCACAAACAGCATCAGTAGTAGACGAACCACCATTTGTTGTTGTATTATATATTAATGCACCGTTTGCAGTGAAAGAAGCTGAGTTATAAGTTATGTCACCAAAATCTGTGAATGCAGTTGTACTAGTTAATCCAACTCCACTATTAGTTAATGTTGCACCTCCTGCAGTATATGCAGTTCCAGATGTATTTGTAATTTCTTCTGATGTAGAATAATCTGTAGTTGTAGCATTTAACGTTGCACTACTATCAAATAATGCAATTTTAAAAGTGTGTCCACCTGAAGATTCAAAACTGTGTTTACCTTGTAAAAGTTCTTGTTTAAAACTTGAACATATTGCTGATGTTATTGCCATAATTTATCTCCTACGGGTTTGCTGAGTTTACTGGAATACGAACAGCGCCATCTGTGTAGTCATCTCTTCGTCTTCTGCCAACTTGTTCATTAGCAAACTTCTGTACTTCTTGTTTATATTTATTTTC